AGTAGCACCCTTTTGACCCTTTTGTCCCTTCTGACCAGTGGCTCCTGTAATTCCAGTAGCACCTACTTCACCCTTTTGACCCTTTTGTCCAGTAGGTCCTGTACCACCAATAGATCCAGTAGGTCCCGTAGGTCCTGTGTTACCTACTTCACCCTTTTGTCCCTTCTGACCAGTGGCTCCTGTGGTTCCAGTAGCACCCACTTCACCCTTTTGACCCTTTTCACCCTTTTGTCCAGTAGGTCCTGTACCACCAGTAGAGCCAACTTCACCCTTCTGTCCCTTCTGACCTACTTCACCCTTTTGACCCTTTTGTCCAGTAGATCCTGTACCACCAGTAGATCCTACTTCACCCTTTTGTCCCTTTTGACCTTGAGGGCCTGTTGGTCCAGTAGGTCCTGTGGGACCAGTAGCGCCAACTTCCCCTTTTTGGCCTTTTGCACCTTGGGGACCTGTCGGTCCAGTGAGTCCTGTGTCTCCTGTAGGACCAGTAGGACCAGTAGGACCAGTAGAGCCAGTAACACCCACTTCACCCTTTTGACCCTTAGCACCAGCAGACCCTGTATTTCCCGTAACACCAACTTCGCCTTTTTGACCTTTAGAACCAGTAGCTCCTGTAGGACCAGTATCACCAGTTGGACCAGTAGCGCCAACTTCCCCCTTTTGGCCTTTTGTTCCTTGAGGCCCAGTAGGTCCAGTGGGTCCAGTGGGACCAGTAGGACCAGTAGGTCCTGTAGGTCCGACTAAAGCTGAGTTAGCAACAGTAGCTTTTTTCCAAGCTGTTGCAGAGGTATCATATACCGCAACAACATCATCAGATGCTACAGAGGTTATAGTACCTAATCCAGTAAGCGCACCACCTATGTTATCTGCTGTAACATCTGCACCAGTAGCAATACCATCTAATTTAGTACCATCACTTGCTACATTACGTCCATCTACAGTACCTACATCAGTAGTGATATTTCTACTGTCATCTATAACTGTGGTGCCGCTTATCTTAACTGCCATCTTCGTGTTCCCACTATTAGCTTATTATTATTATTTAGAAGGTTGCGTCAGTCTCTACGTCATTAGCGACAGACATTGTGCCACTAGAGTCCATGCCAAATTTAGTTACACCTTGATATTGAAATATAAGTTCTCCACCAGATTCAGTAATAGTCCAGTCACCAAGATCTACCGTAGGTACTTCTAATGTACCAGTCATAGTATCACCAGCTAGTTGTACATATCGAGTGTCATGTGTGTGACTATCGTTTACTACTGTAGCCGTAAGGGTAACGTCAGTACTTCCGTTGAAGCTAACACTACCAGTTACATCACCACCAAGAGAAATACTCCTAGAATTAAGTAGGGTAGATGCTGTACTTGCGTTTCCTGTGACTGTACCAGTAACACCACCTACTAAGTCAGCTTTAATAGTACCGTAGGAAAATGATGAATCAGATGTATCAATAGTACCTGTAGGCTCTGGGCCGTACTCATCAAAGAACGTCCAGTAGTTTGTAGATATATCATAGAACATACCTATGTGCGTATAACCTACACCAGAAGTACCAGTATTACGGTTAGAACCAATACCTGTATCTACATTAACAGGAGAGGCTGTACCAGCCCAAATGTCACCTATTGTGTGACCCCTAGTAGCGTTAAACTTAACACTGATTCCATCTTCTAGTGCTTGGTCATCACCAGTAATCTCAATCTCAGCAGATTGTGTTACAAAGTTATCAGTAGACCAGCGAAATAGGTCCTCAGCACCACCTGTATGCAGTGTAGTAATCTTAACCTTAAAGGTTTTATTAGATGACGTACCAGTATAGTGACCAGTAAATACTGCGTCATTTAGTCCCGTACCTGTAAACGTAGGACTAGTAATAGTATCCCCAGAGTTAAGGTACTGAAATGCACCAGACAAAGAAATGTTATTACTGTTGGTAATTGTCTGTGTACCGTTGATAACCAGATCACCGTCAACAGTTAAATCTTGGTCAAAGTGAGCATTGCCTGTAACTCTCATTACGTCAAACGTATGAGGTTGTAACTCTATGTACACACACCCATTGCTTGCACTAGACAACAACACAAGACCTAAATCTGTGGTGTAGTAAGGGTAAGATGGGGGCGCTGTAATCGTAGACCCTGCTGTAACTCCTACGTATACACGCTCACCTACAGTTAAATGTGATGTATCAAAAAACACAATGCCGTGAGTTACGACAAAACCATAAGCACTATTAGCCATATCAGATGGTAATATGCCCACAGCAAAAGACGCTGAGTCTGTTGCAGCAGAGGCTTTAGCAATAGTAGGTACTGCACCAGTTTCCCCAGTAAGATATACAGGAGAACCAGCCGTAATAGTTGAACCAGTGTCGTTGTAAACTCTAAGTACTGTATCTTGACCAGTATGTACAGTTAGATCACTATTACTGTTATAGTAAGCTATGCTATCTCTTGTTTGGTCATAGAACAACCGTCCCTCAGAATGAGAGGGATTGCTAGATGCAGTATTAAAGTCTAAGTATTCATCAATCTCAGTAGCTACTAGTTGCCCATTAGCATCCGTATATACAGCCTTAGAAGATGGCTGCGTGACAAATATAAACTTTTCCCCTGCTGACCAATTAACCGCTGAATCGCTGTTAGAGGATGCAAGGATGGTAGTACGTGCCAAAGTAGTTCCAGAGGCTGTGTACGTGCCAATACCAACTTCCCATTCAGTATTGTTAGTACAGGCATAGTACGTTGTATTACCATCCCCTACAGCAGAAAATGCTTGGAACCCATCTTCGGCACCTGCCAGTGTGTAAGTTCCTGTACCAGTAGTTGTGGTAGTCTCTTTTACACGATCTTTAAGAACAAGTGCCATAATCTAAACCTTATGATGGGTCTGGGATACCAATGTCAAATGTAGCCAAAGTAAATGTGTTACCGTTGGTTACTGACTGTGATGCTGTAAGTGCAGCAGTTGCTAACAAGCGACTGTTTCCAGTATCTACGATAGCATAATGTGTAACTGTACCTGTACCTGTAATAGATCCGTCAGAAATAGCGGATACTACAACTTTACGTCCACCACCTGTACGATCAGATGGGGCTGCAATAGCAAGGGATGTAGAGTTACCAAGAGTATATGTGCTTGTTGCTTCTGTATAGTCACCAGCTTCTTGTGAAGTTACGTGAATAGCGTTGGCCTCGGTGTCTAAAACCGTAAGGCCATTGTCAAAAACACGGTCATTAAGAAATGCCATTATTCTGTTTCCTGTTCTGTTGTTTCGTTTTCAACCCCAACGTCAGGGTCATAATCCAATTCAGCAATATCCATGAGGTTCTGTATAACTTCTGGATGATCTGCCACGTTAATGTCTGCGCCGTTGAGGTTACGCAGGAATCCAGCAATCTCACGAAGATCATGTGGAGCGACATCACCAGCTTTAATAACTGGCATGAGGTCATAGTTCAGACCGTTAATTTCCCAGAGGCTTTCTATCAGTTGCTTATTGAGTACGTCAACAATAGATTGAATGTAGGATTCCAATGCCCGAAGGAACAGATCTGTTTTTGACTTGGACAGGGCATACGATCCACCCTGAGATCCAAGCATAAGAAACTCTGAAAGCACACTACGTGCAATATCGTGCTGGTAGCGGCGAACAATGGGGTCAATCTCAATGTTCCTTTTACCGTTTGATGCCATCAACTCGACATCTACTAGTCTGATATTGGTAGGGCTTCCGTTACTATCGGGATAGGTGTCGGAAGGGGTAATGATGTATCCTTGTTCGTTGAACTTAACGTCCCGTAGGATTTGCTGTAAGTTAGCGACGAACCCTGATTGAGCGGCTGTGGCGTCAGAAGAAAGATACTCACTAGGAATACGAGCAACAGGAATACCCGCAAGCTCCCTCTCAACTGCGATTGCCTCAATAGCTTGTAGGTTATTAAGATACTGATAGCTAGTATAGGCATTCCGAAGAATAGACCTACCAGAAGGGTCCCCATTAATAGTAGTAGTTCTATAATAGAGGCTCTTGCGAGATGGGATAAAGTGTTTGTTAGTTCCAGCATAAGAGCCTTCCTGATAAATACCTAACACTTCACCAGTCTGTTTGTCTACTTCAAACCTAGAGACTGTCCAAGGCGCACGAATAGCAATTTTGCGGATACCCATACGTCCATCAGAGAACTTAGACCTTTTCTTAGGGTTCGTATCAGCAGGGCCACCCCTACGCTTATATACAACCTCAAACCAAGCAAATCCATAAGATAGCGACGAAAGTGCTTCTGCAACGTGGTCATCAAGGGAATGCTCCATATCATCTAGTACAGATTGTACAAAGTCGGCCTCTCGCTGTGCCGCTGGGGTATCATTAGCGGGGAAGACCTTTAAATCAACATCACGCAGTACCTGCTCAGTTGCGTACATAACCGCACCGATTGTACTATCGTTGTCTCGCATTTCACGAAACTTGTTAATGGCCTTCTTACCACGCAGTTCGGATAGAAACTCATCTGCTCGGATTTGTCCGTTACGTGTATTATCGCCAGCTACACCCAGTATAGAGGTAGCTTCCGTTTTAGAGAGTTTCTTTACCATCTTATCTTAAACCCTTGGCATTGGAATACGCTAGTACTAGCTGTGGTTTTGCGTATCCATTCAGTGATAGGTCCGTTATAGCCCAAACTAAAGCATCAAGACGGTCTGGTGAGCCTATGGACCCTAGAGGTTCCCACTGTACCATCTGATCTTCTAAATCATTAAGTCCCTTTACATGCTTAACTTTCTTTTGTTCGTATAAGGCTGACACAGGCTCTGCCCTTGCCATCTTACCACGACTAGCATGTACTAGTTTTATCGGGACATTTTCATCTTCTGTTTGCAAGGTATGTCGGACCATATCACCACCTTGGTTACGTTCCGCAACAATACGGTCTGCCATGTGGGTGTGATATAGCTCTATAGCTTTTGAAGCCCATTCTTTAGGTGAATACTTACCTGTGTGATCCTCTAAGACGTAAGCTACGCCATCCTCACTAATACCCGCAACGACAATACCTGTCATGTCACTGTCAGTTTTATTAGTAATGGCGGGATCTACAGATACAACAATACGGGACAAGGCTGGAACCTCATCCCGATCTATCTCGCATTTGTGTAAGAGTTCCCTATTCCATAAAGCACCTGATGCTTCGTCAAGGATCTCTGCATATAATTCTTGCCTACCAAGGCGTGTACCCTCATAAGTCTTCTTGACTGCCTCAATAAACGTATCAGCTAAGTTATCTGCGTTATCAAACGTAGAACCCTTAGAAATATGCGTTTTGGGGTCAGAAATAATATTACGGAGCAGTTTTGTCGTTTTTGGCGTAGTTGTGATAAAAACCTGCGGTTTTCGGCCTAAACGGAGGCCAAACATCATCATATCCCAAGTTTCTTGTGCGTTTCGCCATGCACACAATTCGTCCGTCCAAGCTGAGTAAGCTTGTGGTCCACGTAGGCGTTCTGGGTCCTCTGCGGAGAAGAACACGGCTTTCGATCCGTTTTCCCAAGTTAGCGTGTTGTTCGTGGGGGACCATACAGGGAAACCAATTTGTTTACCACGGTACGTCCTATCACCCTTCCAGCAGACATTAAGTAGCCCACTGTCACCTTCAACCATAACACGTCTAACGTCTCCTTTTGTTGGGGCAACACAGTGGACGATCTTATCGCCCTTTTTGATCCTGTGTCGGACCCATTCGGCACCAGCACGGGTTTTACCCCAGCCACGACCAGCAAGTGCAAGCCAAGCATTCCAATCACCTTTAGGTTCTAGTTGTTCGGGTCTAGCCCAAAACTCCCAGTTAAATCTAAGTTCTTCGTTTTTAGCTGGTCCTAAAGACTTTAGTATCTCAGCTACTTCTGAGTCGGGTAACGTTCTCAGATCCTTCGCCGTTATTGGAAGAGTCATCTTTCTTGCCTAACAATGTCATCAAACTGTCAATAGCACTAACGTCTTCATCGGGATCGCTCTTGCTCTCAACTTCAACATTCGTTTGTGTTGGGGACCAACCACCCTTACTGCGTAAGAATAGCTCTGCTGCCTTAAAGTCACCGTCAAGGGCCTGTTGTATCACGACAGAACCAATCATACCTACAATCTCTGCTCTCTCTGCTGCTATGTCATCACCATATAGCTTATAGAAGGTTGCAGATGAGGAGGGTGCTTGTTGATACTTCTGGATAGAAGCCATAATATCCTTAACAGCGACACCATTCCTGATACCGCTACGGACAGCTTTTGCGATGTTTTCGCTATACTTTATTTTGTCCATTACCACGACACCTAAATAAATATACTGTTGGGGGGTTGTAGGGTACTTTAGTATTACTTTAGTTTAAAATCTATTTGTATAATGTGAGTAGTTATAACTTTAGAATACTATAGTAT